CCACCAAGATACATATGACCACTTTTTGTAATACGCATTCTTTCAACAAGGCTTCCTGCTTCTGGTTTTGTAGAGAATAATATTTCACCTCCAGAATCATCACCACTATTACTATCGGATGTTCTTAAATTTGTAACTATAGAAGCTATAGTTTTTCCATCAGCGTCATTGTTTGCAGAGTCTGCGTTATTAGCGTTAGCAAATTCTATAGCTCCAATACCTTGTCCATCACCACTTCTATCAGCAGAAAGCGTTAAGATACCCGGCCCAGTTGAGCCATTTGTTACTGTAAGATATTTAGAATTAGTAGAACCATAAGCTGTGCTTATACGAGGACTTGTTGTACCAATGCCTACGTCGCCAGAGCTATCTATGGTAAGTCTGGTTGCAGTTTGTGCATCATCTACTATGAAGAATGAGTTGTTAGATGTGCCAAGATAATATCTACCAGTACCACTCCCAGTTCTTTCGAGGTATAATTGGTCTGTACTTGCAGCTACTGAAATATGCAATCCACTTACATCATTTTGTGGACTATTTGTACCTATACCAACTGCATTTGCTGAAGCATCTACAAACAGCGTGTTAGAATCAAAGTTCACATCTCCTGTAAAAGTTGAACTTGGAGTTGATGAATCAACTGTAAATACAGCAGTACCATCTGCCTGAGACACTTCAAACGCATTTGCATCGTCAGAGCCCGGTATTATTTCTACTTTGTTTGTTGCTAATTTTAAAGCAAATGTGGTTCCGTTGTCACCGTCTTTTATGCTAACTAGGGTATTACCGTTACCGCCACCATCAGTATCGGTATGCAATAATTGTTCGTAACTACTTGCTATTGTTTGTCCGTTTAAGCTTGCCATAATTTTTTATCCTGTGTGTTCTTCCCACTTAACATTGTCTTCTTCCCAGTTAAGTTGAGTGATATTCCAAATAACATCATATATTGACCGTAAAAAGTTTAATTGTGTTCTTCTCCAAGTAATCATTATTCTTTTAACGCTACCATATTGCTAGCCGTTGTGCCACTTTGATACACCTGAGTTATTTGTATAGGTAGTATCTGACCACTTGCTACGTTACTAAAAGTTATACCACTTCCGCTTGTTCCCATGTTTACCTTTACATTGCCACCTGTGCCTACGTACAAAGCGTTATGGCTAAGTGAACCATGATTGCCACTACTTATATCTATTGCAACAGCAGTCCCGTAAACCATATCCGCTAAAGAGGCCTGAGCTGCTTCTGTTGCCGTTTTAATATCGTTAGTATCGGAATCTATAGTAGTAAGTAAAGCTTCATTGGCCGCATGGTCTACGTTAGCTGCTGTCAAAAGAACTTCAATAGCTGCCATATCGGTTTTTATAGCATTTGTGTCAGCATCAATGCCTGTTAATAATACTTCATTAGCAGCGTGGTCAACATTTGCAGCTGTTAGCAATACTTCTATAGCTGCTAAATCTGTAACTGCTGGGTCATCAGATGCTAGCGTAACTCTTTGTACTCCAGATGCTACTGCACCAGCACCACCAACAAAGTCTGTTCCTGCTATGTTAGCATTTACATTTAAATAATTTCCATCTACTGCATTGTCTAGTAATTGCAACGCAGTAATTATTGTAGCTTGATTTGCTGCCGTAGCTCCACCTGAAGGTAAAGCAGACGATACAATATCTACTTGAGTATGACCCGCTGCATCTACTAAAGGAACGGTGCTTGTACCAGACCCATCGGCTGCTGTATTAGCGTATATGGTTACACTATCATTTGCTTTATCTAAAGCTACGTCTATTGCAACGTCACCACCTTCTGTCGTTAGCGTAACATTATCGACATCAACTTTTAACGCATCCTCACCTGAGTTTAATACTTTATTTAAAAGTTCATCGGTTTGATATTTTCTTACATCTGCCATAATAAAATCCTATAATTAAGTAAAGTCAGCCATCATTATACGTCTGTCTCCACCTGTTTTATCTCTTTTTTGCATACCGTTTCTTTTTACAGCTTCGCTATACTTTGCTTCGTGTACGCTTGCTAAATTTAAATTTACCCCTGCCGAACCTGCGTCTGCTGTTTGCCCTGCCCTGTCTTGGTATAATCGAGCTTTTACATAATCAACAATCGCTGTATGAAATACGTTGTCAACATCCGGTGTATCTGTAATTGCTGTAACCGCATTAGGTTCAGCGTAATAATGTATTAAAAGTCCGTTAGTAACAGACTCGTTTATTGGTTTATACTGCCCATACTTTTTATTATAGGAGCCAGTTAACTCGCCCTTAACAGTAACAACTGCAAGATGATTACCTTTGATAAACCAAGCAATAAAATTTTGTGGGTGATTGTATGTACTTGCCATTAGTCTATGTCCATTGTTGGTATTTCGCCAGAAAGTAAACGAGGTATTTTTACATACACATCGTCAGAATCTAAAAAATCTACTCTAAAAACTTTGTTTATCTCTACGCCTGCATTGGTGTCGCTAAGGGTATACCACTGCTGGTCTGCAACGGTATTTGCCTTTGCGTATTCTACTTTCGTATTATACTTACCCATTTCTACCATTGCCTCATTAATAAGGTTCATAAT